AAGATTGAAGTAGCAGTTAAAACGTTCTGGGCTAAGCTGGGTGAAAACCTCCCTCACCCAGCTTTACAGGATCTTGGCTATGTTATGGCTAATACTGAAGTTATCCATAACAATGCTTATGAAAGACTTCTTACTGTACTTGGATTAGAAGATGTGTTTGAAGAGAATCTTAAGCTTGAATGGATTCAAGGCCGAGTAAAGTATCTTAAGAAGTATACTCATCGTTATTATAAAGACTCTAAGAAGCAGTATCTTTATGCTCTTATTCTCTTTACTTTGTTTGTTGAAAACGTATCCTTAATGAGTCAGTTCTATATTATTAATTGGTTTGCTCGTAATAAGAACGTTCTCAAGGATACTGATCAACAAGTTAAGTACACTCGCAACGAAGAAAATATTCACGCTCTTGTTGGTATCAAGATCATTAATACCATTAGAGAAGAATACCCTGAACTCTTTGACGAAGAGCTCGAACAAAGAATCTTATCTGAAGCAGTAGAAGCATACAATAGCGAAGCTAAGATTGTTGATTGGATGGTTAATGGTATTCAAGAAGATGGTCTTTCTGCAGCTCACCTTAAGGAGTTCATTAAAGATCGTATCAATGAATCGCTCCGAAGCATTAACTTCCCTGCAGCATTTGAACCAGATAATAAGCTTCTCAAGGAAACAGCTTGGTTTAACGAAGAGCTTCTCGGTAACAATATGACCGATTTCTTCCATTCCCGTCCCGTAGAGTATTCAAAAAAGTCACAAAGCTTTTCAGAAGACGATTTATTTTAATAATACAACAGGTAAGTAGACTCTACACTATATGACAAACAAGGACATTTATTGGCTGAATGCCGACTCGAGAAAGTTTTTGGCTCGAGGATACCTCTTAGAAAACGAAACTGCTGAACAGCGTATTAGAGATATTGCAGAAACTGCAGAAAAGTATCTTAAGATAAAAGGCTTTGCAGATAAATTCGAGAAGTATATGCATCAAGGGTTTTATTCCCTTTCTTCTCCTATCTGGGCAAATTACGGTCGTAAGCGTGGGTTACCTATCTCTTGTTTTGGTTCATATGTAGACGACGACATGGATGCTATTTTGTATAAGATCTCTGAGGTAGGCACTATGTCAAAGGCTGGTGGGGGTACATCTGGTTTCTTTGGAGCTATTCGTCCAAGAGGTGCTAAGATTAGTTCAGGTGGTGAGTCTACTGGGGTACATCATCAGCTTACTGTATTTGAATCTCTTACCGATTATATCTCACAAGGTAACGTCCGTAGAGGTTCATTTGCAGCTTATCTACCTATTGATCATAAGGATATCGAAGAGTTTCTCAATATTCGTAAAGAAGGAGATACTATTCAAAACCTTTCTATCGGTGTATGTGTACCGGATGATTGGTTTAAGTCGATGGTTGATGGTGATAAGGAAAAGCGCCGCATTTGGGGTCTAGTTATTAAGAAGCGCTTTGAATCTGGTTACCCTTATATCTTCTTTACTGATAACGTTAACAAACAAGCACCTAAGGTTTATAAGGATAAGAAGCTAAAGATTAATCATAGCAATCTCTGCACCGAGATCATGCTTTCAAATGGCCCAGATGAATCGTTTGTGTGTGACTTGTCTTCTCTTAACCTGGAACAATGGGACAAGTGGAAGGATACCGATGCAGTAGAAACGCTTACCTACTTTCTTGATTCAGTAATGACTGAGTTTATTAACAAGACTGAATCAATGAAGTTTATGGCTCACCCAAGAAACTTTGCCATTAACCAACGTGCACTGGGTATCGGTGTACTTGGGTGGCATACGTTCCTTCAGTCTAAAATGGTTAGCTTTGAGTCTATGGAAGCTAAGCTTCTTAATACTCAGATCTGGAAGGCAATTCGTAACAAGGCTGATAAAGCTTCTGAAGAGATGGCAGAGTTGTTTGGGGAACCACCTCTACTTAAAGGTTATGGTCGTCGTAATGTAACTACACTTGCTATTGCACCGACTACTTCAAGCTCGTTTATTCTCGGTCAAGCTTCCCCTTCAATTGAGCCTCTTAACTCTAACTACTTTGTTAAAGATCTCGCTAAAGGTAAGTTCACTTATAAGAACCCATACCTTGAAAAACTTCTTGAGAGCAAAGACAAGAACACAGAAGGAGTCTGGAAATCTATTCTTGTTAAGGGTGGTTCAGTACAGCACTTAGAGTTTTTAACTCAAGATGAGAAGGATGTATTTAAGACGTTTGGTGAAATCAGTCAAAAGGAAGTAGTTATTCAAGCAGCTGCACGTCAAAAGTACATCGATCAAGGTCAGTCATTGAACTTAATGATCCCACCAAATACTAAACCTAAGGATGTTAACGATCTGTTAATCTTTGCTTGGGAGAATGGTATTAAGAGCTTGTACTATCAGCGTTCAGCAAATCCTGCTCAAGAGCTAGCACGTTCTATTCTGACTTGCGCTAGTTGCGAGTCTTAATAAATCATAGGGGGAGAGAGAAATCTTTCCCCCTTTTTAATGTAAGTATAGTTATGCGGATATATGCATTACTATTTATATTAGTATTCTTAACAGGTTGCTCTATGATACCTGGCTTAAAGATGCCTGAGTCATGGAAAAGTTTAGGTAGTACCCCTGATAAAGCTATCGCGGGTGGCAAAGCAACTAATGAAGCACTAGGTCAAATAGCCGACTCAGATAAAAAACTACAAGAAGCTAAACTTAAAATGGAACAAGAGTATGAAAAGTTCCGTAAAGAATTAGCTGATGCATATAAGAAAAGAGAAGAAGTAGACTTTGCAAACTTTGCTGAAATAAGCAAAGTTAATTATGGTATATACTATGTAACTGATACTGATAAGAAAAATACTGATATGGACTTTCTTATTGCGCATTTACGTGCAAAAGAAAATATGGCTCGTTTAGATCAATTACCAGAAGATATACGACTTAATATAAGAACAGAAGTAGACTTAGACAGAAAAAAAGCTGCAGAAGAGGTACTTAAGAAGTATGAAGAGAAAGTTAAAGAAGGTTTACTCGCCGCAGCTGCTTACGAAAAAGCAACCAAATTGATCGAGGAAAAAGAAGCTGAAAAACGTAAGCTAAGAGAAGAAAACAAAATGACTTTACAGCGTTTAGAAGCTGAAAGAGAAGCTGAAATTCAACGTATACAAAAAGAAACTGAAGCTAAGATTGCTTCAGCTAAAGAAGAACAACGTATGGAGATGTTACGTTGGATAGTAAAAGCTTTAGCAATCGTGGGTATACTTCAATTAGTAGGTGGGTTACTTTTAAAGAGTCCTACTTTTATTATCGCTGGTATTTTTACCTTAGGTATGGCTTATATAGCTGTTATGGTACCATTCTGGGTAGTAGCAGTTTCAATGGGTGTTATTATCTTAGCAATGGTCGTAGTTAACCCTAAGACTGGTAAGTGTGATATACTAAAACGAACCCCCGCACCGCCTACTGCGTAGAAGATAATTCGTAAACAGTAGTAGTAGCTTTTTCTTTAGCCTTACCGGTTAATTGAGCAATTATTTCTTCTCGAGTTGCTACAAGTATATTGGTCTGACCAGAAGGTAAGTTAAGATACCCGTCATTTTTAAGACGTTGTATTTCTTTTCTACCTTCAATATCCATTTTTCTAAGTTCTTTTGCAGCTTCAATCTTTTGATTTTGTAGATGCATTTTATTAACTGCTTCAATAGCACCAGTACTTGCTGCAATTAAACTTGCTAACCCCGCCATCATTTCTGGATCTCCAGTTGCAACAGTAAGCTTTTGTAATTCCATTATACTCTTAACACTATTTTGTACTAGCTCAGCTGAATGCTTTGCAACAAATTCTCTCATTTCATCCCCAGTTTTAGGCACTTCCACCTTTACTTCATCTTTCTTTTCTTCGTTGCTTGTTCTTGTTACTACAGAAGCCGCAACAGTAGTACCAGGAGGAGCATCTAATCCTTTGATAAAGTTATCAATTTGATCGATAATTTGTTGATTATCAGCTGGATTGTTATCTGGTAAAGTTGGATTCACTAAGAATACTTAGGCAAGGCCTTGAGTTATCAAGATATGAGTGTATTATATAACCACTATGAAAGAAGTAATTGTTACTGTACAAGGCTACGGCACCTTTATTATATCCGCAGATAAAGTATCTCAACTCATTACTTGGCTACAGGCCAATAAAGCTATTGGTGTTAACGAAAATAATAACCCTTTCGGTGGAGAAACTCTTCTTAGAGGTTAATATCATTTTATGTTTCCAGTAGATATTAAATTCGTAAAGACTCACCCAGACGCAGTACTTCCTAAGTACAATCATAGCGATGCTTATGTGGGAGACTCAGGTCTCGATGTAACCGCTGTAGAAGAAGTTCGTATTCCTGCAAAGGGGTTTGCTGTAGTGCCGGTTGGACTTAAGCTAGGTTATATTACTCCCGGGTACTGGTTCCGAGTTGAAGGCCGCTCTGGGGTAGGGTTTAAGAAGCATATCTTCCCTCATTTCGGTATTATCGATAATCCTTATAGAGGTGATATGGGAGTTAAGCTTTATAACTTTGGTACTGAAGATCAGGTATTCAAGCCTGGCGATAAGGTAGCGCAGCTTATTCTCTACCCTCTTATTCAGGCTAATGTGAGCTTTGTTGATGAAGTTTCTGAAACTAAGCGTGGTGAAAAGGGCTTCGGTTCTTCTGGCTAATGTCTATTAACGAACAACTTAAAAACATTTGGGTAGAAGCATATCGGCCAGCTAAACTGGCTGATATGGTTCTCTCTGAGTCTCTACGCTCATTCGTAGAAGAGTGTAAACGTAAGCAAGAGATTCCTAATCTTCTCTTAGTAGGTAACCCGGGTACTGGTAAGACTACCCTTGCTAAGGTTATTATTAATGAGATACTCGATGCTCAATACCTTTATATTAATGCGAGTGAGAAGAACGGTATTGATGAGGTTCGTTCTTCTATTCTTACATTTGCACAAACTAAAAGCTTAGATGGTAAACTCAAAGTTATATTCTTGGATGAATTCGATAATTTTACGGATGCAGGGCAAAGAGCTCTCCGTAATGTTATGGAAGAGTATGCCGGTAATACACGTTTTATTCTCACTGGTAATTACCTGCATCGTATTATTCAGCCCATTCAGTCTCGTTGCCAAGTTTTTACTGATTTTACTCCTCCTATTAGAGAGTATGCTAAGCGAGTAGTCTATATCTTACAGCAAGAGAATATACAGATTGAAAGCGATCAGGTAGAACGTATCAAGGAAGTAATTCGCTATCACTACCCGGATTTGCGTAGAATCATTAACTATATTCAGCGTAGTGTTATTGATAGTAAGCTGTGTATTAAGGACACGATTAATAACGAGGGATTCGCCCAAGAGATCCTTGTTAAACTAGAGAACAAAGACGACCTCATGTCTATACGTAAGTTCGTTATCGAGAGTGAACAATCCTTTGGTAACGACTATCCAAAACTACTTAAGGATATGTTTAATGCAGTCTATAAGAGTGAATGGAATGAGAACAAAAAAAGACTTGCATTGCTGCAAGTCTCTGAAAGCCTCTATCGTAGCTCTTTAGTAATGGATCAAGAGATCAATTTCTTTAGCTGTATTATTGCTTTAAGTCAGCTTTAATCTTCTGACTCATGCTCTCCTTCTTCGAGCTTTTCCTTATCAGTTTTCACCTTTTTAGGTGTAACCTCTACCTTAGCTGGTGGTGTGCCCTTCTTTGGAAGATCAGGACGTGAAGGGTGGAATTGCTTTTTCTTGTCTGTATAACCAACTGTCTTTTCAGCTTCTTCTAAAGCACTAGTTTGTTCTCTTTCCTCTGGTTGTTGAAGGTTGCCACCTGCTGCTTGGCCTGGTTCTAAATCTTCGCTCCAGCATTCCATTTTAAACGAACCATCTTCGTTCCAGCACTCGTCAATTGCAGTATTTTTTTCTTTATCCCAACAACCTGGTTTTACCATTGCTTCTTCAAGCTCGTATTCCTCAGTAAGATCTCCGGTTGCTACTGCCATGTTTTCGTTTTCTTCTGAAGTAATATCATCATCATGATCCATTGCTTTAGCAGTTGCACCAGTATCATTAATTTCATCATCTACTTCTACCCCTTCGGTTAATACTTTTGCATAAGCACCTAATAGACCATCCATTACTGCGGATTCACTAATTGGAAGTGCTTTAAACTTAGAAGGCTTATTGTCATCATACTTGTTCGCACCAACTGATGACTTCTTATCTTTTTCAGCTAATTTGTAATCGCCGTTCTTAACCCAATTTTGGGTATGACCAACATGATTTTGGTCTTTTGTTTCTGGAGTATCTTTATTAGCATTCCATTTACCTGGCTTTTGATAAGGGGCTTCTGAAGCTTCCCGTTTGTTCTTCTTGGAAACTGGCGGAAGGTTAACCCCTGTATCATGTACTTCAAGCACATCAACAGGCACTGTCATTAAATTACCAAAGTTACCTGGAGTCTTTTCTTCATAGATATCAGCATGGGTAGCTGGAAGATTAACATTGACACCCAAAGCACCTGCATTTGATTGAGGTGTATGAAGTCTACCTACTCGAATGTTGTAACCAGACTTAGAAGCGTCTTCTAGACGTTGCTTTACAGAGTCAGTAAGAGACTTATACCCTTCTGTGGACTTGTAGTCGCTCTTGAGCTTAACTACGTCACCTTCTAAGAATCCTGCTCCTTGTTTGAAGCGATTGTAGATGGTTTCATAGAGCATTACAAATTTTCTATTCTTCATAAAATGTATATTATTACTTATGATTTTACACTTTGTTCCTAAGTAATTACAATGGCTAGTCTTAACTTTAATATCCTTAGTAAGCCGAATGTAACTAATACAACATTTACATTTTCGGATTTACACTTAGATTTTTCTAATCCAGTAAAAAGAGATATACAAGCTGATTATGACGAAGCAGCTATTAAAAACTCTTTAGTTAATCTATTTAATACCTTGCCGGGTCAAAATCTATTAAATCCCGAATACGGTCTTAATCTCAATCAATATATATTCTTACCTGCTAGCCAAACCGTTGCTAATTTGATAGGTCAAAACATCTTAAAACAGATCGGTATTTATGAACCTCGGGTAAGAGTCCAAAACGTAAACGTTGATGTTAATCCTGACGAGCAATTGTACACTATTACATTAAGTATACTAATACTACCGATTAACAAGAATATTAATATTGTTGGGCTTTTAACTCGTAACGGGTTTTCTATTTTAAATTAAAATGACAACTTCCACTGACAGTACAAATTTAGCTATTAAGAAAGACGAATACGCAGCTTTCGACGCTCTTTCTTTGAAAGATTTTATCAATGCGCGTTTAACTCAAAGCGGTATTTTTACTGATCAAAATTACGAAGGTTCAAATATTACGGCAGTTAACAACATTATAGCATATTCTTTTCACACTCTTTTATACTATTTAAATCAAACCTCTACCGAATCGATGTTTAGTGAAGCACAGCTTTACGAAAACATGAACCGTATTGTAAAGCTTATCAGCTACTCTCCAATAGGTTCTCAAACTTCTACACTTTCTTTTAGCGTATCTGCAACTGCTGGCTTGCCAGTAGGTACCTATACTATTCCACGTTATACTTTTATTAGATCAGGAAATTCATCTTATTCATTTAATACTGATATCACTTTTACTAAAACTTTAACTGGGGTACAATTTTTAGAGACTGTAGGGGATCAATATCTATTGTATCAAGGCAGCTATATTGAGTATCCTCTTTATACTGCTAGAGGTGAAGCTAATGAAATTGTATTCTTAATACCTGGAGAAGATGTAATTGTAGATCATTTTAATATCGACGTCTATGTAAAAAGCATTAATACTGGTCTATGGACCAAATGGACTCGTACAGAATCTCTTTATCTAGAAAACGCTACTGCTGAAAAGTATGAAGTACGTCTTAATCAAAACAAAAACTACGAGCTTAAGTTCGGAGACGACATTAACGGTGTTCAATTAACTGCTGGTGATATAGTTGCAATCTATTTCCTTCAATCAGCAGGTTCAAGTGGGGAAGTAGGTGCAGAAGCTATTAACGGACAATCAGCTGTACTTTATACTACCACTCAATTCGATCAAATTAAACCAGAAGTTATTAGTAGTGATTTAACTCTACTTACCGATGTTAGTATCTTAAACTTACAATTTGCTAACACCAACATATCTACCACGTTTACCGATGCTGAAACCGTAGATAGTATTCGTACTAACGCTCCTTCAACCTTTAAGACACAGTTCAGAACAGTAACTACTTCTGATTATGAAATTTTCGTAAAGAATAACTTTGCAAACATTATTAACGATGTAAAGGTACTCAATAATAACTCATATACTAATGAGCATTTAAGATATCTTTACGATATTGGCCTTACTAACCCAGGTCAAGATTATAGAGTTCTTTATAATCAAATGGCATTTGCTGATGCTTGTAACTTTAACAACGTGTATGTTTACGTGCTACCAAAAGCTACTAAGCTTATTACCAACAATTACGTAAACTATTTAACTCCTGCTCAAAAACAGCTTATTATTTCTACGTTAAACGATAAGAAGACTCTTACCTCTGAAGTAATAATAATGGACCCAGTTTACAAAGCAGTAACTATTGGGTTAGGAGAAAATGCTGTTGACCTAGCTGATATTACTTCTTCTCGTCTAAGAATTATATTACAACGTTCAACTAAAGTTCCTGCAAGTGTCATAAAGAGTCAAGTGCAAGGTATCTTAGAAACTTACTTTAATCCAATCGATATCACTCTAGGTTTCACTGTTAGTGTAACTGATATTGCTAGCGAGATATTAGCCCTTAACGGTGTTAAAGAAGTACAAACAGTTAACGGTAACTTAGCAGTTAATGGAGTTTCGTTTATAGTATATAATCCTTCTTACCCACAAAACGATATTACTTCTACCACTAAAAACTTTACAGTGCAAACATTCCAAACAGTCTATCTTGATAATATAGATGAGATTATGACTCGAGTAGAAGTCGTGCCAGAAGTAAATCAAGATACTTCTATAATTAATTTCTAACATGTCTAAGCAAGTTAAAACTTTTGCAGATGATCCTAACTTTCGTACAGTTACCGCTTTTCTAGAAGACGGCACTTCGGTATTGCTTAAACAAATAAGTTACGAAAACTATACTAACCCTCCGGGTTATAAAGACAGAACCACTCCTATTGAAAAGATTAGAGAACAGCTTGTATTGAGAAAGTTAAGTTACTATACAGCTCTTAATGCTCAATTAGGTACCTAATACTATGGCTTGTTACACAGCAACAATAACTTTAAATTGTACGTGTGGCGCTACCGACATACAATACTATGATTGTAGCGGTGTATTACAAACTATAGACCCTGCTGCTTGTGGTGGTACTAATTTTATTATTACATATAGTGATGATTACGGGTTTCCGTATGAACCTACATGCGATATAAATTATAGTTGTAATTGTAGTATTACATATCAAGCTACTCCGACCCCGACTCCGACTCAAACTACTACCCCTACACCGACACCGACCCCAACGCCGGTACCACCTACTCCGACGCCTACCCCTACATCTACCCCGGTAGGTCCTACTCCGACTCCGACTCCGACCCCGACAATTTCACCTACCCCTACGGTTTCGCCTACACCAGGGCCTACTCCTACTGCTACCCCAATCCCACCAACTCCTACTATAGCCCCAACCCCTTTACCGGCTTGGTTACGTCCTTCTGACATTTATGGATTCAGCATAAACGGTAACACAAGAAATACTGGCATTTCAGGTTATACTTTTGCGACTCCATTTAATTGCACAATTGATATTATAGACGGAGCTACTGAAGCATTAGTAACCTCTCTTTATAACGTAGTTTGGTGGTGGGGAGATGGTACCACTAGTACAGAATATAACCCAACACATTATTATACTTGGCCAGGGGTATATGAAATTAAACTCGGTCTTTATAATTCTCTTTCTGCTACTACCACCCCTCCATACATACGCACTTTCTCAGTAACTGTTACTGCAAATAACTATGTAGAAGATAACCTTACGTGGGATTATAGTCAATGGCCGGATTTAAGTGGTAACCAAACAGATAATGGAGCATGCTTCCACGGTTATCAATCAAGCAAGTCTGGTACGCGTAATGGCCCTATACCGATAGTATTAAACTATTTTACAAACGTAAAAGAAAACTCTGCAATTAAGTTGCAGTTTTATGCACAAAATTCTTTATCTCAACCATGGACTGAGGTACCCCCAAGTCAATTAGTTAACACTCGCCCTCGTTGGAGATTTACCACAGTGTCTGCAGGGCCTTTAGAAGACGGTTATGTAATACCAGAAGAAGGAGTAACTCCATTAAGTAGTACTGAAATTAGAATACTTTCTAGTGGTACGCTTTCTTCTACGGGTACTTTAGTGGGCTTGTCTGGTACCTATTCATTCTATTATATAGATGATACTCCATCCCTAGTAGTATCCGGGTTTACAGATGTTTTACAAGCATCTGCTAATGCTACTATCATATGGGTTACTTTAGATACCTCAAGTATACCAAACTATCAAGATTACGAATATATTAATGTACCTTCGTATTCTAATTCGATGGTGTCTCTTTCTTCTTATTATTACGTACAAACTTTATTACCAGATCATTTAGGTATTACTCTAGATGGTAAACTAGACTTTTACAATAACCATTGGTTAAATGTAGAAGGTAGATTTGTAACTACGTTTAACAGTTATTCAGGTACCGATCCTTTGTCAGGGTATCTTGCCAATAAAGTACTTTTAAATCAACCAACTAATATACGAGATGATAATGGTCCGTCGACTTTCTTTATGGGCTATTCTGCTCAACATTTAGACGGGATCGGCCCACACCCATTACCTTTTGCTATATTTAATTTAAGTACCAACCCTGCAAGTAGCTTTTTAGACTATCAATTTTCTAAACAAGGTTCGTATATTGGTACCTTCACTCCTTACACTTCAGCTAACATAGGTGTTTTAAACTCTGTGGGTCCATTAATCGGTAGTGGTAATTTATATTATACTACAGATTTACTACCTAATGTTAATACCGGTTTTAACCCTATCTTTATACCAACTAATACCTATGTATTAAGTTCATATACTAGTTCATCTTCAGCAACAGTTATAAGAGGTCGTAGCATAGGAACAAACATACCGGTATTTAATACTACCTATTTTACTCGTAAGTTCGGTGGTGGTTTCGATTACGGGGCCCTATTAAAGCAATACGCTTTACAACCTACTATTAATCAAAACGAAGTATTCTTTAACGATTATATACCAGCAGTTGCAGGGGTAAGTGCTACTTATGATGATACCTACGGTGGGGTAACTTTTGAAAAGATAGCTAATTATGTTGCTAACATTTCAGATCCTTCTACAACTAATGTTGCTCAATTTTACTCTTTAGCAAAGTCGTTAGGTTTAGATCTCGATAATTTTGATTACGATATTCCACCTACCTTAAGTAGAGTTGTTGATCTATACTCTACTCAACAAAGTATGGTATGGGGTGCCCGCTCACAATTTGCACGTAACTTTGCAAATAAAACCGGACATACTAATCTCGGGGTAGAGTTATCTGCTTACAATGTTTATACAACTACTGTTACTGCTGGTCAAAAGATTGTAGTACAAGATTTATTCAATACAGAAAGATTTGAACTATTAGAAGTACCTGCAATTACTACCTATGACAGTATTACAGCACGTAATTTACAATATCTCTTATCTGCTTATCAATCTGCTACTTACCCTCTCACTACTTACCCATTAAGCGGGTTCTTTGGTTGGGGACTTAAGACTCCAGTCTATCTAAACTATCGTTTTTACAAGTATTATGGAGTAACTGATAATGAACAAAAAGAAGGTTTAGTAAACTGGGACGATCCTTATACTACTTTATCTGAAGCTAGCGGAGCTTCTCATGCTGAATGGGTTAAAGATGAAGGTATCTTAGAAACCATCTTTAACTATTATATACATAAAGGATTAGGTCTAATTAAGTAAACATATGGCAGTAATAAACACTATCAATACCCTTTCTCAAGTGAGTACAATAGGTACTCTTGATGATACTACTGCCCCGTATAATTTCCAAGAATGGAAAATACGTAATAGTAATATACCCCCAGGGGAACTTTATACTCTTTATACTGCTTATTTAAAAGGTTGGTATATAAGAAGAGACACAAGCAATGTTATTTCTACTAACTACGTTAAAGAGTATTATAAATTGTTTTTAAAATCTCTTGGTTTAGCACCTCGTACCGAGCAAGAATCTATATTATTTAATAACGTAGAAATTGATAACGATTTAAGTTTACAATCCGTTATAGTGGGTTATGCACGTCGCTTGAAAGATATTGCGGTGTATTTAGCTAATAAACGTAATGACGTATACTATTCTAAACTTAAAAATAACTTAGTAGGTACTGAAACGTCTTTAGAAAGACTATTCTATTCATATATCCTTAATGCATTTACTCGCAAACTTACCCCGGATAGTATAATCACTACCAGCTTTATTGTAAGTTCCCCGGAGATTCTAACTTCTTTACCTTATTTAAATACAATAGCAGAAACATTTAGTATTCAAATAGAAGAAATTTACGATACTAACAATTATTTCGACAGAGACCCATCGGTGCCTATAAGTAATTATACAACAGTTGCTTCTGGCACCCCAGCAGCACTTTATAGCGCTAGCAGTTATAGTATTCCTGAAGATTACTTAATTGTAAAAGCTATAGAAACTGTTGCAATTGTTAATGCTACATCAATGACTTCAACTAAACCAACTTACTTTACCTTCTTAGGGGATGATTTTACTACCACGTTCTCTATACCAGGAGTCACTTCTTCAAGAGCAAGTGACTATCAAGTATCTATTGACGGGGTTATGCAAACACCTAATGATAGCTACACGGTAAGTAGTATTAACCAAACAATAACCTTTGACGGTGCACCTCCTATTAACGGTGTAATCGTAGTTGTAATCAGATACTAATATGTCTATTTTAAAAGTAAACGCTAATATGGTTGAGACCGGTGCCAGTGGTTTTTCTGGTGCTTCAGGTTATAGTGGACTTGATGGTGCTGCGTCTGGATCTGGTTATTCTGGTATTTCAGGTTATAGTGGTATAAGTGGATATAGCGGTTATAGCGGAGTCGGGGTATCAGGTTATTCAGGCGTGTCAGGTTTTTCTGGCTATAGTGGTTTAACTGGTGGTGCTACCGCTTCTGGCTATTCTGGTATCTCCGGTTTTAGTGGCCTTTCAGGCTATTCTGGTTTATCAGGTTATTCTGGTATTTCAGGTTTTTCCGGTTCAGGTGTTTCTGGTTATAGCGGTATAAGCGGGTTTAGTGGTCAACCTGGCGGAGCTACTGCCTCTGGTTTTAGCGGTATATCGGGCTATTCCGGCACCAGTGGTTATTCTGGTATATCAGGTTTTAGTGGCACAGGCACTTCAGGCTTTTCTGGTATAAGTGGTTTTTCTGGAACCGGGACTTCTGGGTTTAGTGGTTATTCAGGCGCGGGTGTTTCCGGCTTTAGCGGTATATCAGGCTTTTCTGGTATAAGTGGTTTTTCTGGAAGCGGTGTTTCTGGTTACTCCGGTATAAGCGGGTTTAGCGGTATAAGCGGTTACAGTGGTCAACCAGGTAGTGCATCTTCTTCCGGCTTTAGTGGTATAAGTGGATGGTCTGGTTATAGCGGCCTTTCAGGGTATTCTGGTATATCAGGTTTTTCTGGTAGCGGCTTTTCAGGGTATTCTCCAAGTGGTGTTTCAGGTTATTCCGGTATAAGTGGTTACTCAGGTATTTCTGGTTTTAGTGGTGCTGCCGGTAGTGCATCTTCTTCCGGCTTTAGTGGTATATCTGGCTATAGTGGTTTATCCGGCTATAGTGGTATATCTGGGTTTTCTGGTAGCGGTATCTCTGGTTATTCTGGTATCGGTACTTCAGGTTTTTCGGGTATAAGTGGCTACTCTGGTATATCAGGCTTTTCAGGGGCAACCGGCGCCACTTCAGCATCTGGTTTTAGCGGTATTTCAGGCTACTCCGGGTTTAGTGGCTACTCTGGTATTTCTGGTTGG